TTCCTCTTAAAACAGGGAAGGAATTTAAAATCAAAATTAAAACGAAAGGATTTGATAAAATACTTCTCAGGGGTTCGGGCAAGACACCGTACGGCTACAGCCTATACACAACGAAACTACAGGACGGCGACCCGATAAACGCCGAAAACCCCCCGAACCCTCCGCTCCCAGGTGCGAAAGACAATTTGATTCTTCAAATTCAAAACCAAATACGGGAAAGCGTGAATCAAACGCGTTATCCCGTTTTAGAACCGGAGAATTTACCAAATGGTGAACGGTACACCCATGACTTCGACTCAGAAGTTCTCTTCGAAGAAGAAGCCTTCGCTCTCTCGGAAAAAACCCGGAAAGACAAAGCTGAGCTTGACTCAGCAAATGCGAAAGCTGATCTTACCACGGAAATCTTAGCCGAGCACGGACTGGATGTCCTACCAGCGGCGGAGCCGCAGCCTGACTTGGGTAACCCACCCTCGAGCGACTAAGCGCTCTCACAACCCTCTGGGGCGCCTCTGGCGCCCCTTTTTATTGACTTTCAATAAAAAATGTCGTCTTACTTGATAGACGACTACATTACTCTACCACGAGTACCAACACATGCCATGTCAAAGCCCGCTTTCGATACAAACCAAATTCGGCCCCATACAGGTAAATTGCAAACAATGCCTAAACTGCCGAATAAGCCGACAATCGGCCCTAACCCTAAAGTGCTTGATGGAATTCCAGACCACATTATCCGCCGAGTTCTGGACTTTGACCTACGCCGATGCTCCCGAGAAGGGCGGTTATCAGGATATCTCGAACTTCTTGAGGCGATATCGGCGGTGGAACCAAAAACAGGGCAACAACGTCCCGATCCGATACTTAGCCTGTGGCGAATACGGCAACAAATCCGGACGATTTCATTACCACTGCCTGCTGTACAACGGAGTTGCCCGACCGAGCAATCTCTCTCTTACAAAGCTATGGCCTCACGGTTTTGTACATATTGGGTCGGTCACCCCAGCGAGCATTCGCTACACCGCTCGCTACACACTCAAGTTCGCAGCAAAGGGCCAAGAGGCAGTCGCCAATTGGTCAAAGAATCCACCTCTTGGCTCAGATGGTATAAGACAGCTTGCGACCTACATGAGGAATCGAGGCGACAAGTTAGAAAACAATCAAATACCGACCTACCTAACGATTGAAAAAAGTAGCTACACAATCGACAAAACACTTCGAACTCAGTTCGGAAAGGCGTTCTATCAGGACGAAAAATTCGAATTACCGTCAAACGGGGCAGGGGCCCATCTCAAATATTTAACAGAAATGAAATTAGGCGATCCAGTCGCCGCTCAAACAAAAAGACAGGAAGAAAAAAATTACTTCTGGGAAACAGTGAAATTATCAAATGAAACGCTCTAGAAGACGCCGCACTGCGGCTCAAAAATTAATAAGAAAAATACTGGTACCGAGAGTACCACAGCAACCGTTAAAGCTGATCAAGCCTAGGTTGCCAAGATTGCCACGGTTTCTACGTGCAATAAAAAAACAAATAAAATCAAAAACTTATCTCAAGCCGGCCAAAGCCAAGGATCTGAGGAAAAAACAACCAAGAGAAGAATACAATATAATAGATTTACACGATCCACAGGACCGTTCGCAAAAGCGCGTAAATCAAAAAAAATGTAAGGCTAGGCCAACTTCTCAAAGAAAAACCCGGGGCTCCGGGAAAACCAAACACTACGTACCGTGGTGCGAAAGGAGAACATAATGGTATTACCAGTTATAGCCGCCTTGGCGGCACCCTTCTTACAAGGAATCTTCGCTAGTGGCCAACAACACAAAAAAGAAACTTTTGAACGTCAGCGCATTCAAATGCTTGCGAAGGACGCCCGCCTCGCCGGTATCCATCCCTTGGCTGCCATGGGTGCCGCATCCGGCTATCAAAACCCCTTCGGGGGTGCCTCTCCAAGCGGTACAGCAATCGGCGACGGTATGGCCGCACTCGGCCAGCTCAGACAACGCAAAGACCAAACTAAAAACAGGTCTTTGGAAACAAAGCTCCTAAATTCACAAATCGCTGAAACTCAATCTCGCACAATTCTCAATCAAGCCAATGCCAAAAGATCGTTGGTCGGACCGGGATCACCGGTCGATCCATATGCCCCGCGACAGGAAAATGCACTTGTCAAGGTAAAACTTGAAGACGGAACTATAGTCTGGATGCCGAACCCAGACGTTTATGAAATCGGCCCAACAGAATTAGCAACTGGCCGAATTTTACTGGAAGGCGGAAGGGCCGTCGAAGCTATAGATAGCTCTCCCAAACAACGCGAACCGAAACCAAAGAGAGGAGCAATAACGGTAGACAAAAGAGGAAAAAAATGGCGGTTCAATGGAACCCGCTGGAACCCATATCGGAGGTAATATGCGACATCGCAGAAAAACTACTAAACGCCGAGGAAAACGCCGGATTAAAAAAGGCCGGAAATCCTTTTCACCGAAACTGGCTCGCTCACGCAGCCGCCTTGTAGGGGACAGAATGTGAAACGTTTTGACCATGATTTATCATTTACGCACTCAACATCTTTCAACATGGGAGAACTGATACCGATCGCCGCGATCGATGTGTTACCTGGCGATACGTTCATAACCCGGGCGAATATTCTCGCCCGGGTAGCACCACTCGCAAAACCGGTCATGCACCCGGTTGAAGTGCGAATTCATCATTGGTTTGTTCCAAACCGAATAATCTGGGACGACTGGGAGGAGTTCATCGTCGGAAACTCTCAAGGGCACACTTATCCAACTCTACAACCGGGCTCTGCAATAGGCTCCGTCCTTTATGACTATATGGGTGTGGAACCGGTGTTAAACGTGTCCAAGGACGCTCTGCCAATCTACGCCTACAATAAGATCTGGAACGAATTTTACCGTGACCAAGATCTATCAACCGCTAGAGCACAAGATAATGTCTTTATGGCCCGCATTGCTTGGGCAAAAGACTACTTCACAACAGCCCGGGCAAACCCGCAACAAGGTACCGCAGTAGAGGTCGGGTTCTCTCAGGGGTCTGCACCGATACTGTCAGACACCGCTACAACCGGCAGTAATCAAGAGGTAACTGTCGATGCTACTTCAGCAGAAGTGTCCTTAAATATCGACACGGCAAATCCTTTCTATGCCGACCTCTCACAGGCAACAGGCGGGATCGATATCAACGATCTGCGAGACGCAATTTCGCTACAAAGGATTGCTGAAGCCCGTGAATTCTACGGTTCGCGGTATGTTGATTATCTCCGTTGGTACGGCGTAAATCCAAAAGACGGCCGTTTAGACCGTCCAGAATATCTAGGCGGTGGCCGCCAGATGATTTCTTTCTCAGAAGTCCTCGCAACTGCAGAAGGTGCTGGCACCGACGTTGGTGACCTGTTTGGCCACGGCATAGCCGGTGTTCGCCAAAAACCAATAAGAAAAATGTTTGAAGAACATGGCTGGATGATCTCGATGTTATCAGTCCGACCCAAGGGAATTTATCAAACAGGCGTTCCGCGCCGTTTCCTACGTCGGGAACCAACCGACTTTTGGCACCGGGAATTGGAACTACTTCCTTGGCAGTCAATCCCGGATACCGAAATATTCGCAGCAGGGTCAACCAGCAGCGTGTTCGGGTATACTCCCCGCTACGATGAATATCGTGAAACCGGTTCCTATGTGTCCGGCTCTTTTAGAGGCGGCACTGAAGAAGACTGGACTTTAGCCAGAGAGTTTGCGAGCCAACCTACCCTCAACGAAAGTTTTATTGAGTGTGAACCCTCAGACCGTATCTACTCCGACAGCTCTATGCCGGAATTACTGGTCACGATTAATATGAACATAAAAGCCCGCAGACTTGTTGCGGCCAACGCAAGGATGTCAAATCGTGCAGGTCTATGATGAAAACTGGCAAGTATCGGACAAACAGGTCACGATCAGAACTACTGCAGTACACGGAATACAAATCTCCGTCAGTTGCACAAAAGATGTCTCGCTGCTCGGGGTGCGAGGCGCGGAAAAAATTCCTCTTAAAACAGGGAAGGAATTTAAAATCAAAATTAAAACGAAAGGATTTGATAAAATACTTCTCAGGGGTTCGGGCAAGACACCGTACGGCTACAGCCTATACACAACGAAACTACAGGACGGCGACCCGATAAACGCCGAAAACCCCCCGAACCCTCCGCTCCCAGGTGCGAAAGACAATTTGATTCTTCAAATTCAAAACCAAATACGGGAAAGCGTGAATCAAACGCGTTATCCCGTTTTAGAACCGGAGAATTTACCAAATGGTGAACGGTACACCCATGACTTCGACTCAGAAGTTCTCTTCGAAGAAGAAGCCTTCGC